TCATCTTACATGGTATTCGATAGTGGATATATGTACATGTATGATAAGTACAATGATGTTTATAGATTCGTACCTCTAAATAGTTCAACTGCTGGACTTTGTGCAAACACAGACCAAGTTGCTGATGCATGGTTCTCACCTGCTGGATTTAACAGAGGAAGTGTTAGAGGAGCAATCAAATTATCATTTAACCCAGATAAGGCTGATAGAGATATTCTTTATCAAGCAAGAGTTAACCCTGTGGTTAACTTCCCTGGTCAAGGTGTGACTTTATTTGGTGATAAAACTGCTCAAACTAAACCAAGTGCTTTTGACAGAATTAATGTTAGAAGATTATTCTTAGTATTAGAAAAAGCAATTGCTACAGCTGCTAAGTTTCAACTCTTTGAATTCAATGATGAGTTTACAAGAGCTCAATTTAGAAACTTAATTGAACCTTTCCTAAGAGATGTTCAAGGCCGTAGAGGTATTACAGACTTTTTAGTCAAATGTGATAATACAAATAACCCAGGTAGTGTAATTGATAGAAACGAATTTGTTGCAGACATATTTGTTAAACCTGCTCGTTCTATTAACTTCATTACATTAAACTTTGTTGCTACTCGTACAGGCGTTGCGTTTAGTGAGGTAGGAGGTTAATCATGGCACAGATAGATGACTTTAAGGCAAATTTAATTGGTGGCGGATATCGTACCAACCAATTTCGTGTAACAATTACACCACCTGCAGGTATTGCAATAGGAATAGATGTGAGAAGAACTTCTTTTCTATGTAAAGGTACTACATTACCAGATATTACTATAGGAACAATGGAACTTAAATACAGAGGTAGAAGTATATCCATTGCTGGAGATAGAGATACTACTGGTGATTGGACTACTGAATTTTACATGGATACAGATATGATGATTCTAAATGCTCTACAAAGGTGGAACAATGGTATCAATGACTTTGATGAAAATACAGGTGTTAATTCATTATCTGATTATGCAACAGACTTAACTGCTGAAATGTTAGATAGAGATGGTACAGTTTTAAAAACATACATCTTTAAAAATGCATGGCCTGTGACTGTTGGAGCTCCACCTGCATTAGATTCTGCTGGTGAAGGAACTACAATAGGTACATTCACTTGCACATGGAAATATCAAAACTACTCACTTAGTGGTGTTAACTTCTAAAACAGTCTTTTTTTTACTTATAAATAAAAGACAATAAAGGAGATTTTATTATGGCAGAACTATTTGGTTTCAAGTTTGAGAAAATCAAAGACACCAAAAGTCAAGAAAAATTTACAGTACCCCCAGCAGATGACGGCGCAGTCGAAATAGCAGGGGGTGGATTTTTTGGTCAAGTATTAGATACAGACGGCAGAGAAAGAAATGAGGTTGACTTAATCCGTAGATATCGTGAGATTTCACAACAACCAGAGTGTGATTCAGCAATTGAGGATATAGTTAACGAAGGTATTGTATCTAATGAGCGTGACCAAGCAGTAGCTATTGTTCTTGATAGACTAGAATATACCAAATCAATTAAAGACAAAATTCGTAAAGAGTTTGATACTGTATTGTCACTTTTAGATTTTGATGTAAAAGGACATGACATTTTTAGAAGATGGTATATTGATGGTAGAATTTTTTATCACAAAGTAATTGATAAAAAAAATCCAAAAAATGGTGTCGTTGAAGTAAGATATATAGACCCTAGAAAAATTAGAAAAGTAAGACAGGTTAATAAAGATAAAAAACCTGGCACATCAATGGATATCGTAAAAGGTGTGGATGACTTTTTCCTATACAATGATAAAGGATTAGCAGCAGGGCAACTAAATGAAGGTATTAAAATCGCAGATGATTCTATTACATATGTGCCTTCTGGTTTGATTGACCAAAACAAAGGTCATGTACTTTCACATTTACACAAAGCAATTAAACCTGTTAATCAATTAAGAATGATTGAGGATTCTGTTGTAATATACAGAATATCAAGAGCACCAGAAAGAAGAATATTTTATATTGATGTAGGTAATCTTCCAAAAATAAAAGCAGAACAATATCTAAAAGATGTTATGAATCGTTATCGTAACAAATTAGTTTATGATGCTAGTACTGGTGAGATTCGTGATGACAGAAATCATATGTCAATGTTAGAAGACTTTTGGTTACCTCGTAGAGAAGGTGGTCGTGGAACAGAAATTACTACACTACAGGGTGGACAAAACTTAGGTGAGATAGAAGATATAAAATATTTCCAAAATAAATTATATCGTTCATTAAATGTACCTATCTCTAGAATGGAAGCTGAAAGTGGTTTCAGTCTTGGTCGTTCAACAGAAATTACAAGAGATGAATTAAAATTTACTAAGTTTGTACAAAGACTAAGAAAAAGATTTACACCTGTATTTACTGATATGTTAAAAGCTCAATTAATTCTAAAAGGTATTGTTACTTTAGAAGATTGGGATAAAATGAAAGAACATATTCAGTATAACTTTTTACAAGATGGTCATTTTGCTGAATTGAAAAAAGCAGAACTGATGCAAGATAGAGTAAATAATTTACAATCTATTGAACAATATATCGGTACATTCTATAGTAAAGAATGGGTACAAAAAAATGTACTAAACATGACTGATGCTGAAATAGAAGAAATGCAAACACAAATCAATAAAGAAGCTGGATTGGATGTAGATGATGGTGGAGTTGATATGCCAGATAATACAGATGGTATTACAAGATACCCAACAGATGGTACAGGTTCATTTATATCACCAGAAGATTTAGAAGGTAAAGAATCTGATGGTGTAAACAATAAAGGAGATAACAATGGCGGAAACTAAAGATATAATAGATGCTTTATCCGATGGTGATAACTTAGGTGCTGAACAAGCTTTTAAAGATTCAATTGCTTCAAAAGTAGGAGATGCCCTAGAAACAAAAAGAAAAGAAGTAGCAAATACATTTGTTAAGTCTAGTGTCACAAAGGATGAGGGAGATGACAAAGAAGTTTGATTCTTTTTATAAACCTTTTTTAGAAAAAGATGAACATAAGAAGTCTAAGGAATATAAGAAATTAACGCCTAAGATGAAGTCCGCGGTGGATGATATCTTTAAGGTTATGGATGCTAAACCGAATGATTTCCTAAATACTTTCGATAAAACTATAAAAACAGTAAGTAAGAAGAATAGGGTTCGCGAAAAAGACCTTATTTCGTACTTTGAAAAAGAAGTATTGTCAATTTAATAGGAGTAGATTTAAATGTCTTTTACAACGACAACATTAAGAGATACAGTAGTAAATGCCTCAGGTGCTGGTGGAACAGTTACAATTTTAGTCAATATTGATAATGATACAACTGCAACAAATGCTATCCTAGATGCAAGTGAATTAGATGGTCATGCAAATGGAGCTAAATTACATATTAGTAGAATTTGGTGGGGTTTAGTACAAGGAACTGCTGATGATGATACAGGCCATGTTGCAATTATTGAACAAGGTGCTTCATCAGATGTAACATTAATTGACCTTGCTGGAAGTGGACATTATGATGGCTCTGCTGGATTAATTAAATCTAGGGCAACAAACACAACAGCAACCTCTGGTGATTTTGAGGCATCTTGTCAAGGTACATCTGGTTTTGTTTTAATAGAATTTAAGAAAGATGAAAACTACACATCATAGAGAGAATTATGAGTAATAAAGTAAAATTAATATCGGAAGAATTTGTAAGTGATGTAGAGTACATCACCGAAGAAAAAGAAAATGGAAAGAAAGATTATAAAATCAAAGGTATCTTTATGCAGGCTGATATCAAAAACAAGAACGGCCGTGTATATCCTATGGAAATACTTAACAAAGAAGTCAAAAGATACAATAAAGAATTCATCAATGAGAAGCGTGCTTACGGTGAATTAGGACACCCAGAAGGTCCAACAATAAATTTAGAAAGAGCTTCTCACATGATAACTGCACTTTATCCAGACGGTAAAAACTTTATAGGTGAAGCTAAAATATTATCTACACCTATGGGTGAAATCGTTAAGACCCTTATGGATGAGGGAGCTAAACTTGGTGTTTCTTCAAGAGGAATGGGAAGTTTAGAACAAAAGAAAGATGGCAGTAATTATGTGAGGAATGATTTTTATTTGGCTACAGCTGCTGATATCGTTTCCGACCCCTCTGCTCCTAGTGCTTTCGTAGAAGGTATCATGGAAGGTAAAGAGTGGGTATGGAATCATGGGGCACTTGTAGAATCTG